CCGGCGCGTTCCGCGCGGCCGCGAAGTCCTCGGCGAAGATCACCTTGAAATTCGTCAGGACTCCCGCCAGGTAGTCGCTCGTTACGACTCGCATCTCTCAGTTCCCTTTCGTTTGGTCTGTCTGGCTCAGGCCCCACACCTATGTGTGCTTGACCCAGGTGATGAGGTACTTGTTCGCGGTGTTGTCGGCGGCGTTGCCCACGACGGTCAGCTCGGCCGCGCCGACGGTGAAGTCGGCGTTGGCGCGCTGCGTCAGCACGCCGGAGGTGCCGTCCTGGACGAGCAGGCGCACGAGCTCGTCACCGGCTCCGATGCCGGTGACGGGAATGGTCGTGTCGCTCGTCTCATCCTGCCCGGCGACAATCTCCTGTGCGACGACGCCCGTGCCCAGCTTCGGCCCGGTCACCGCGCCGTCGTCGATCGCCGCCGTCTCGACTGCGGAAGCGGCGAAGTGCTCCGGATCGATGGCCCCAGCGGCGATATGCTCGCTGTCCACCGCGTCGTCGGCGATCTCAGCGCCCGTGACGGCATCCGCTGCGATCGCGGCCGCGTCGACGGATCCGGCGGCGAAGTGCTCCGTGTCGATGGCGCCGGCCGCGAGGTGCTCGCTGTCCACAGCGTCCGCGGCGATCTTGGGGCCGGTGACGGCGTCGTCCTGCAGGTCGGCGGTGGCGACGGACAGGTTGGGGATGTCCACAACCATGCCGCCCTCCGGAATGTAGAGCCACCCCTGCGTGTTGCCGTCACGCTTCACCAGGATGCCCGCCGGGATCTCGTTCGTGGCGCCGGCCGCGTCGTCGAACGTCTGGTCGTCCACGACGTACATGACCGTGCCCACCATCGCCTGCGTGATGCTCGTCGCCGCGAACTGGTAGGCGTCGCCGGACACGACGCGGCACTCCAGGTCGCCGTCGGCCCCGGCCGAGTTGTCTACCTTCTCGTCAGCCACGCCGACGACGCCGGTGAAGCCCGCCGTATCACCCGCCGGGACCAGGTAACCGAGCGAGTTCAGGCAGACGAGCGAGCCCTTGTAGATGACCGAGCCGCCGTCCACCTTGTATCCCTTGATGTGGAATGCGCGCGTGGGCGTCTGCCGGTCCGCGGACAGCGCCGCCATACCGAGCGGCAGCCCGAAGATGAAGACCATTGCTCCCACGAGCAGCTTGATGATGTCCATGTGTTTCCTCCCGCAGCCGGGTCCTCCCCGGACTCACGCGAAAGAGGCCCTATCCTCGCGGACGGGCCTCATCTGTTGTTGCTCTATTCAGTTGTCCCCGCTCACCCTGGGGGAGCGGAGCGTCTTCGAACGGTTGCCGGCGGGGCGCTAGGCCTTCGCCGGCTCCTTACCGAAGTCCGCAGGCAGCTCGACGCCGAGCTCGGTGGCCTTCTGGCGCATGACCTTGACCCGGTATTCCGGGCTCCACACGCCCATCTGCTTCGCCGATTCCACCTCGGCGGCGGTCGGCTCCAGCTTCGTCAGGTCCACGGCAGCGCCGTCCGCGCTCATCAGCGAACCCGCCGAGCCCTTCTCGCCGAACTGCACCAGCCCCTCGGGCTGCGTGCTGAGGAACTCGGCGAACTCCTTCTCGTCGCGCAGCGCCATCTTCATGGCGGTGTCCCGCTGCCGTGGCAGCAGCTTGCCGGCCTTGATCGCGTCCTCTACCTGGCTCTTGGCCCGGTTGGTCGCGATCTCGCCTTGCAGCGCCAGGATGTTCTTCTGTGCGTCCGCGAGCTCCGTCTTCATGTCGTCACTCGCGCCCGCCGCCGGCGGGGCCTCCGCCTGCGCCTTGAGCGCAGCGATCGCCTCGCCGATGTCCGCGTCCTCCGCGATGCCCAGCACCTCGCGAATTTGCTTCTCGTCCATTGCCCGTGCTCCTTTCCCTGCCTGTGTGCTTGTTGTTGCCTTCATGGCTGTTGTTGTCTTCTGTCCGCCCGCCATGGCGATCACCTCTTCCAGCGTCGCCACGCCGTCGATCATCCCCATCTGCAGCGCCGCCGACGCATACGCGACCCGTCCCTCGCCGTAGCCCTGGCTGACCGCTTCCGGCGTGATGCCGCGGCCGCGGGCCACCTGCTCGATGAAGATCCCGAAAGCGTGGTCCACGAGCATCTGTATCGACTCGCGGCCCTCTGCGCTCAGCGCCTCGAACGGGCTCATGGAAGCTTTGTATTTCCCGGCTGAGACCAGCGTCGTCTTGACCCCGGCCTTCGCCTCTTCGCCGGACCGGTCGACGTGTGCCGTCACGACGCCGATGCTGCCGACGCGGGCGCTGGGGCTGGCGTATACCTTGTCCGCCTGGCTCGCCAGCAGGTACGCGGCGCTCGCCGCCCCGTCCTCGCCGTTTGCCGCCGCGAGGATGGGCTTTTTCCCGCGCGCGCCGTAGATGATGTCGGCCAGCTCCGGCACGCCGGCCATCTGTCCGCCCGGCGAGTCGACATCGAGCACGATCGCTTTCACCTTCGGGTCGTCCACCGCGGCCCGGAACGCCGTTGCGAACTCCTCCGTTGACGTGCCGCCGCTGGCCCGCGTGATCATGTTTGCCTTCGGCGCTATCACGCCGTGCAGCGGCAGGACCGCCACCTCGCCACCGGACGCAGTTCGCACGGTCCGGCTTTCAACGCCGCCGGCGCGCGCCTGTATCTCCTCCGCCGTGAACGTGACGCCCTGGATGCGCAGCTCCAGCACCTCCACCATAGCCATCAGCTTCTCTTCCGTGACTGCCCACGGCGTGCCGAACAGCACCGCCGCTACGTGGTCGTACCGGCGCACTTGCTCCGTCATCGCTATGCGCTCACCTTCTCCGCTTCGGCGGCCTCTTCGTGGGTCGAGGCCCCAGCCTCGACAGCGTCGGCCGTTTCCGCCTCCAGCTCAGCCAGGCGGGCCGTCGCCTTCGCCCGGCCGCGCACCCGCTCACCGTTCGGCAGGCCGAAGAACCCGCCGGGGAGCTTCTTCAGGTCCGGCTCCCCTTCCGCTCCGCCGGGCGAGGGCCGGACCTCCTCGCCGGTGCTCTCCAGCACCACCGTCCTCTGCCTGGCGACAGTCGCCCGGCAAGTGCCGCAGTAGTTGATCTTGAATGGCGTCGTGCCGGTCACCGTGCACGGCTCGACGTCGTCCTTCTGCTTCACGCATCGCTGACACACCAGGTTTGCCATCAGTAACCTCCTCGCGACGCCGTTATCAGCGCCGATCGTAGACTCTCGCTGCGGTACTGCCCGCGGCCCATTTGCTCGATCATCTCCCCGACGAATGCCGCCTTCATGCGGGCGCCGATCATCGTTGCCCTGGCGATCGCCTCGGCCGGGGTCGCTACACCGGGCTCCAGTTCAGCGGCCAGCTCTCGCTTGAACGGCACGCTCACGTCGGCGACGGTCCTCATATCCCCGCGCTCGAACACATCCCGGCCCACCGCGAGCAGCTTCTCCACCTGCCGCGCGGTTGTCTCTGTGCCGGCGGCGGGTACCGGCGTCGGGCGGGGTGTGCCCGCCGGCAGCTGCGGAACGTCCAACAGCGAGCGGGACTCCTTCTCGACGGACTCGTCCATCGTCAGCGCGCCCGCCTTCCCCAGCTTCTCCACTGCGTCCGCGTAGGTCACAAGGTCGCGCACCTCTAGCCGTGAATATCGAACGACCGGGTACTCGTCCACCGTCCAGTTGTAGTCCACCCAGCGGCGCAGGAAGTGAGCGTCGAGGGTGTCCGTGATGGTGTTTGCTATTCCGCCGAGCGCCATCATCAAAAACGCGCTCTTGTCCTTGTGCATAGCCAGGCTGCCGGTGGACCCGGATCCCATCGCCAGGAACTCGGCGAGGACTGACCGTACGATCCGCAGGTCGTGGTGCTCGATCGCGGGCAGCGGGTCCGCAAGCCCGCCGCCGCGCTGCCCCGTTTCCAGCCGGTACTCGAACTGCCCTTCGACCTCCACCAGGAACTGCTTTTCGTGCGCGTGCAGCGTCATCAGCGCCGCTTCCGCTTCCTTCTTGCCTTCCTCGCTGATCTTGTCGCCCATGAGCTTGCCGACATCGACGCCGAGGCTGCGCTTCTCCAGCGCGATCGCCTGCACCCGGTACAGGTTGTCCTTGTAGAACCAGTGCTTGTACGCCGAGCGCAGCAGGCTCCGGCCCTTCCAGTTGCTGCCCTCCAGCTCGTTGACGAACACTACCAGCTTTTCGATCGGGATGACCACCGTCTGGAAGCCCTTGGGCGTCGAGGCCTGCTGCTCGATTCCCGCGAGCCCGCCCTTCTCGTCAACCCGCCAGCGCAGGATCGTCTTCGGCATCCGGGGCGCCAGCTTCCGCGGCATGACCAGCCCGTCACGCAGCTCCCACACCTCTTCCAGCGGCATGACTCCGTAGTCCAGGTGCAGGAGGATGTGCCAGAGCACCGTCCGCCAGGAGACGGTCATCTTGTGCATCAGCGCGTCGTGCATGCGCTCCGCGATCTCCCGGTCCTGCGGCTTGTCGGAGGCGCGCTCGATGTACCAGTCCGCGTTCATCAGCGGCAGCTTTACCGCCGTCAGCGCCGAGCGCACCTGGCCGTCGTTGCGCATCTTGTCGTACTCGTCGTACGACGTCGGCCCGGAGAAGATGTTGTTGTAGTCGGCCTGGCTGAGAATCCCCCCGAATATCTGGCTCCCCGTCGCCCCCATTTCGTCCAGGCGCGGCGACTTGGTCCCCGCCTTCGGCGCGCGCGCCAGCCCGAACTGCAGCGGCCCTATCCTCACCATTAGAACGATTTCCCTCTCACGCCACTAAACGCCGGCGCTCGCTCGCGCACCGCCTCACCGTCTCCAATCGGCAGCGTCGGCGCGGCGGGCTTCGCTACACCCGCAGCGATCGCGTCCGTCCGCGCCTCGTGCGCCAGGACGCCCGCCATGGCGACGTCCATCTTCATTGGCGAGTCCGGTCGCTCCTTCTGCAAGACCCAGAGCGCCTTGCCGTCCGAATCCTTCAGCGTGAGTACCCGCTTACAGGCGTTTCCGATGTGCTGCGCAAAGATTGGATCTCCGTCGTGCGTGATCTCTCCGGTCTGAATCGCGGTCGCATAGTTCTTGACGGCTGCCGCCATCGCCTGCCAGCGGTTCGTCGGCCAGGCCCATATCTTGCCGTCCTTGCCGCTTCCCCAGCGTGCCGCCCACTTCGCCAGCTCATCGCGCCAGCCCCACGGGTCCGCGTACATCCGCCAGACTCTCCAGCGCTCGAAGGACGCTTCGACAGCGGCGTCAACCTCCGCCTCCGGCACCTCCCACTCCTCGCCTTCCGCGCCGAACGGCTTCTCCCACACCTCCACCGCCCACTGGTGGCCGGTGATGATGTCCTCCGCGACAAGGGCGGTTGAGTCTTCGTACCTTGAGCCGTCGAAGCCAAGCGTGACCTGTGAGCCGTTCGCGATGACCGTTTTTGGCCGGGCGAGTTTCTTCCACGCTTCGACAGCGAATGCCCGGCCGCCGTCGCGCACGATCAAGTTGAACCACGTGCGGCACAGGTAGGCGAACTCCGCCGTTGGGTCCTTGAACTCCCCGACGATCGCCCGGATGTCTGACCACTTCGTGGCGTGCGGGCCCCGGGCCTCGATAGCTGCTTTGCGCTGGCCCGCCTCCGTCGTCAGGTCGTGGCTGTCCGAAGCGGCGCGATAGTAGAAGAACAGTGTCGAGTCCGGCTTCTTTTGCAGCGCGACCGCCCGCGCGTAGTCGTGCGACCCCTCCGCTACAGACTTCTCGCCCGGCGAGTACGCCGTCGTCGTTTCCAGTCCCCAGGCGTCGGCAGCCTTGCGCTTCGGGATATTCCGCTGCATCGTCTGGTGTGTCCGCTTCAGCCGCGGCAATACAAAACGGTGCGTCTCATCGAAGTGCTGGAAGGTCGTTCGGGCGCCGTCACGCGCGTTTGGGCTCGTCGCGACTGCCTCCACCTTCCCGCCGCCGCCCCACCGCATGATCCGCTCCAGCCCGAGATCGAACAACCTCCCCCGCGCGCAATTGTTCAGGATGTCCAGGAGCGCTCCGTACGCCAGCTCCTCCGTCATCTCCTCCGTGTAAGAGACCATCGGGATGTAGGGGTCTGTCACGGGTCCGCCGATCGGGTTGCCGTGGCCGTCCCAGCCGACGCAGCGGACCGGCCCCTCAGGGTCCACTTCGCACTCGGCTATGTGGGACGCCATCTCCGTCTTTGCCCACCCCTTCGGAAGCATTAGAACCGCGCGCTTGAAGCGCCGCCGGCCGGCCAGTTGCTTTAGCTCTGCGAGACTCGTCCGCTTGTCCACGGGCATTAGGGCCGCGATGTGGTCCGGGTCCCGCGGGAAGACCTCGTACATGCTGTAGATGAGGCCGCGCTTATCGTCGTCGAGAGATACCCGCTGCCCGCGGATGTCGCCCGGCCCGTGGACCAGGTTGCTTTCGATGTGTTCGCATACCTGCGGCCCCAGCGTCGGCCAGGCCTCGGGGTCTTCGATCGGCACGCACAGGATATGGGCTCCCATCTACACAACCCTCAGCGACCGGCGCGGGTCGTTCCTCAGCGCCTTCGACCGCTTGCCTGGCATGGCGTTCTTTTGGGATGCCGTCTTATCGTCGGGCTCGATCTCCCACTCCAGCCGCCGGCGGTCGAGTGGCGCCAGCCCGAACGCCTGCCCCTGGAGGCGTATCTCCTTCAGGATGTCCAGGTCGCCCACCCGCCAGAACGCATCGACCAGCTGGATGTACATGTACAGCCGGTGCAGATCGACCTGCAGATACTCGTCCGCCATCGGGCTCCGCCAGATAGCGTTCCAGTACTCCACGGTCATCGGCAGCCAGCGCTTGCGGCCGCGGGATGGCAGGGGCGGTGGCTCGCGGTTGCCCTTGTCGTCCTGGATAAGCGCCCGCGTGCTGGCCTTGTTGCGCCGCTGCCTCAGCGCCGCTGGTTTCGGTGCCGGTCCCTTCATGCTGCGCGCACCTTCGCAATGACACGGCCATTCTCCCTAAGGTCGTTTACGGTGAACCACCCACCAGCCCGCCGTAGGTTTTCGCCCGCGGTAACTGGCTCTAGGTGGGCGGGTCGCTGGCATTTGCGGGTTCTGCATAGATGGTCAATCTCCAGCCCCTCTGGGATCGGGCCGTTCGCCTCAGTCCACGCCCAGCGATGCGCCGCTACGAGGCGGTTGCCGTCCCAGAACTGCCCATAGCCGCCGCTCCGAAGCGACGCCTCCCACATCCAACAGCCCGACGTCTTTTTCACCTTGGCCCAAAACCGAAGCGAGGCCGTGATGCTGACCGTGATTGCTACCGTCGGCTTTCCTGGTCGCAGACGCGGGGGACGGCGCACGTAGCCGTGATGCCGGCGGAACGTCCGGAGCCGACATGCACCAGAGCACCAGCGGCGGCGATTATTCGACGTGCCGGACACGAGAGCGGGGCAACCCTCACACTTGTACATCAAACTCTCCCACCCGTACGCAGGAAAAACATTGTGCCGAATGGTCATCCTAAAACCGACCTCATTTGTTTTCGACGCGACCGAATCCGCCGTCCTGGAGCGCCGTCTTC